CAGCAATGGCCAAAATTCTGGAAAACGTCATACCCTTAACAGCACCTTAACGATCTATCGACAATTCTAATCTGTGGACCATCAGACGAAATCCGTCTGGGGGTTGGCACGACTCGACCACTAGGTCACAATATCAGTGATTTGCAACAGGAGACGTGAGTCTTGACGTAATAACCCACAAACGAAAAAGCACTCGGGTTGCCGCCCAAGTGCTTATTCAAACCTTCATCGGGATCAGTAACCCCTCAACAGTTCTGATCCTCACATAAGCGAATCAGCTTGTCAACGAGAAATTTGCCGATTTCTCGAATGATATCCTGTACCTAAGTGAGACACAGCTTTGACGGGAAACCTATTGGTTGCTATGCAACTCAAACGTGCTATTTCCAAAGCAACAAAACTTCAGGTCTGCACCAAACTCGCGGGGATCCTTTGGGCACAACACCATGCTGGCGAGCTCAGCGACTGGCGGGCGCACCAGTTGGACGCAGCCTTGAAGCTGCGGCAGACTCTGATCCAGCACCGCCTGGTTACCGTGTTCACGGAGATCGAGCGGAAGCGACCACAACCCCGGAAACGGGAAGCGTCGATCACTCGTCGCCGCGGACTGGCTGCAGCTGGTTTTCTGCCACCCGAGATCGCCGCTCAGTTCACGTTGTCTGAGCAGGCCGTTCTCACGACTCTCGCGAAACTCGCCGGTCAGTGCTCAGTCGTCCGCCGCGCGGTCGACGAGATTGCAGCTCGTGCAGCCGTGTCGAGATCCATGGTCCAGAAGACGATCCGCAAAGCCCATGACATGCGCTTGATCGAACGAAAGATTCAGAAGCGGAAGGGCGAGAAGAACGATCTCAATCTGATCACTCTACGGTGCCCGAAGTGGTTGGGATGGTTGTCTCGGCGGATAGGGTGGAAAAAAGAAAGCACCACGAATACTCAAGATTTATCTACTAAAGGTGCTGTGACCGCAAACCCTTGTATTGCAAGGGAATCAAACCCATATCAACCCGCATGGAAACGTTCGATTTCCCGTACTTCACCTGGACAACGGAATACCCAGAGTCCTCAGCAAAGGTGCAGTTCGGCCGGGGATATGAGTTCGCATCAAAACCTCGTGGGCCTGATCAGGTAAAATACACGCTTCACTTCAAGACAATGATGTTTTTCACGGACGAAGTTGGTCGCGTTGTGACCGGCGTGCAGCCGAAAATCAACGTCGCTCGCCTGGAAGAGTTCTATCAGAAGCATCGTCTGTTCGAGAAGTTCATTCTCCCGATCCCGGGGAAGGGGCTTTTGACTGTCCGTTTCAGCAAGCCGCTCAAGTACCGAGTGGCTGAGAATGGAAATGGAACTGTCGAGTCCTTCGAGCTGGAGGTCTTGACCCAGCCATGACGTCGACTGCGCCTATCGAACACAAGCAAGAAGCTCAGAAACTCACTGCTGACGGTCTAGTAGATCTATACACGATTATGCTGAAGAACCTGCCGGTCATCTTCCGCTTCAAGAACGACGACACGGTCACCTGGCAGGGTCAGAAATATGAGGGAATGGCGAGTCGCATGACTGGCGACACTCGCTCTGCGGACGGTGAAGAGAGCCGGCCAATCCTCCAGGTCATGAACCCATTCGGGATCTTCAATTCCGCGGCGATCAAAGGACAACTCGACCAGGCTACCGTGATCCGGCGCCGCGTCCTCCGCAATCATGTCGAGAAGGATGTCAACAAGTTTGAGCAGCGCATGTGGTACGTCGGCCGCATCCGGGAGCTCATCTCCGGACAGAGCATCTCGCTCGAACTCCGCAACATGACTGAAGGTGCAAATTTCCAGATCCCGTGTAGACAGTACATGCCGCCGGAATTTCCATTCACCACATTCTAAGAGACGTTCCTTTGAAAGCTGTCCTTACTGACGACCAAAAAACAGAAGCTTGTAAATTCTATAATGAGGGTGTCTCGGGCCGTCAGATTGCAAACCATTACAATGTCTCGTCAAAGACCATCTATAAGGCCCTTCAGGGACGGGTACAAATGAGGGAACGTCGCCCGCCCTCACGTTCATACCTCAATGATGAAACCCGCGCAGTAATGTGCCGGTTCTATGAGCAGGGATATACAGGTCTAGAGATTGAACAAATGCTAGGTACGCCCAGATCTGTCGTGTACCGAACCCTCCGGCAAGGAACGGTCATCAGACCGTTTACAGAGAGCAACCGCCGCGTCAGTGTTAACCATGACGCGTTCTCAGTTATAACTGAGGAAAGCGCATACTGGATAGGTTTCCTTCTCACTGATGGTTGTGTTTACGACAATGATATCGAGTTGGGACTAGCATCAATCGACAAAGGCCACTTGCAAAAGTTTCTCGACTTTCTCGATGCGGACTATCCAATTAGGGATAGAGCCCCGAGTGGCTACCCTGGCTCTACCGGTTCTTCTCGTGTGAAAGTCACCTCTGCTCAGCTCGTGAAAGACCTAGCATCCTTCGGTGTAGTTCCTCGCAAATCCTCAGTTGTATCTGCTGCAGAGCCGCTGCTCTACAATGCGGCCTTCTGGAGGGGCTGCGTCGATGGTGATGGATGGGTGATCGTCGGTAAGACCGCTGGCACAGACACCGTTGGTCTGACAGGGACATACGAGCTATGTCGACAGTTTTTGGCCTTCACTGAATCTGTCTGTCAGGGTAAGCGATCCGTTAGCACAAATGGCGAAAAGCTTTCCCAACTAACTGTAAGGGGGGCGCAAGCAGCGGTTCTACTGGATAGGCTCTATGGCGGTGCTCAGGTCTACCTTGATCGAAAGCGCGAGAAAGCACTTACAATTCTGGGGAGAGCTCCAGGATGCTGAAATATGATCATCTGCTGCACCGCCCGTTCAGCTACAAGAACCAGAACTGCTATCATCTGATCCGCGCCTTCTACGCGGATAACTTCGGCATCCAGCTACCCAACTTTGCAGGCCCGAAGGAGTTCTGGAACTTCGATCTGGATCTCTACATGGACCGCTACCGCAAGTGCGGCTTCTATACGCTCGACTGTCACCCCTCCCAGTACCAACCTGGCGACGTGATCCTGTGTGCGATCGACTCCCCGGTGGCCAACCACGTCGGTGTATTCGTCGAGAACGGCCAGGTGCTTCACCATCTGTGGGGCCGGTTGTCGACCGCGGAGTCGTATCGGGCTCTGCTTCGAAACACCACGCTGGCCGTCCTTCGCCACAAGGACGTGAAGCTCGAGCAGACCGAGAGCTCCGTCAACCTCCTCGATATCGTCAGCCCGAGCGTCAAAAGGAAACTTGATGATTACCTCCGAACTTCTCCCCTTGTATGAGGGTGATAAGGAACGCTGCGGCTTCGTCCTGAAGAATGGCGAAATTGTCGAATGTGAAAATGTTTGTGAAGAGCCGACTCAAGGTTTCGATTTCCGAGGCGAGGATCTCGTGATGTACGCGCCGAACGCCGTAGCCAGCTGGCACACCCACCCTGGTGAAGACTCCAACCTGTCGGCCGGTGACTTCCAATCATTCATCAACTGGCCCGAGCTCGAGCACTACATCATCGGGAATGATGGCGTGACGAAGTACCTGGTCGAAGACGGGGACGTTCTCGTTGCGGATTAAGGTCATCCTCCATGGCTACTTCGCCGCCTTCCACGATGGCCCGATCGAAATGGTCGGCAACACCGTCGCGGATATCGTCGAGGGTGTGACGCGCCAGGTCAAAGGCTTCCAACCGGATCCGGTTCGCGGACGCCATCGCATCAAGATCGTCGGCTTTGAAACGGAGGAATCCCTCCACACGCCGATCGAGCCTGATGTCGAGTTCATTCACATCGTCCCGCAGCTGAGCGGGGGCAAGAAGGGTGGTCTGCTTCAGATCCTGCTCGGTGCTGTCCTCGTCGGCGTTGGCCTACTTCTGGGCGCTGGCACGCTCGTTGGCTCGCTCCTGATAAAGGTCGGCGCCCTGGCGTTGCTCGGCGGTCTGACGTCGCTCCTGGCCCCGAAGCCAGAGACCGACACAAGCGGGGAGGGCACCAAGAAAAGTAGCTACCTCGGCACACCAAAGAACACGGTGGCGATCGGAACACGGATCCCCATTCTCTATGGTCGGCGGCGCGTCTACGGCCAGATAATGTCCTTCGACATCAACGCAATTGAATACAAACCATAGGATTTTCTAATGCGTCCATCTGAAGACCTCATCAAATCCGCAATCGCTGAGATGGGGGGCTTCAGACCAGCCGCCCGATACTTGCGGGAGAACGGCTACGACATCTCTGAGTCGGGAATCCGCGGGATGAAGAAGCGCTGGAATGACAGTGACTTCGAGGTCGATCTCCCTGGTGGTCAGCTGGCGAGCGAGATCGACGTCCAAGAACTTATCAAGCGGCGGATCGCGCAATTCAACCGGAAGAAAGAAATATACGATCGTGAGAAGGTAATCCCCGTTCGCTGCAAACTGGACGGTCCAATTGGACTTGGCTTCATGGGTGACCCCCACGTCGATGACGACGGCACTGATCTCCAGGAGCTTTTCGCACACGTTGATCTGTTCGATGGTCGCAACGAGGGTTTGTTCGCCTCCAACCTGGGTGACGTATCAAACCGATGGGTCGGTGGCCTAGCTCGCCTTTACGCAGAACAAGGGACCAGCCTCGCTGAAGCAAACGCTATTGTCGAGGAGTTCCTCAATCGAGTTAACTGGCTGTTCTACGTGGCTGGCAACCACGACGCCTGGAACAACGGCAATGATATCCTCCGGGGTCTGCTTGCGGAACATGCTGCCGTGTTCAAGCCGAACAAGGTTCAAATGAAGCTCACGTTCCCTAACGGTAGGGATGTTCAAATCTATGCTGTCCACGGCTTCGCCGGTAAGTCGATGTGGTCTGACGTTTACGGTGCAGCGAAGAAGGCCCAGCTCGATGGGTCCGCTGACATTTATGTGGGAGGCCATACACACGTCTCCGGTTACGCTCATGGAATGCGGCCAACCACTGGCAAGATCTGGCACGCGGTGCAGGTGGCCAGTTACAAAAAACTCGATCGCTACGCCGAGGAGCTGAACCTCGATTCCAAGGACATGTACAACTGCCCCGTGGCGCTCATCGATCCATACGCGACATCGGACATGAATTTCATTCGCTGGGAGTTTGACCCGCACGAGGCGAGTGAGCGCCTGAAGTGGATGCGAGCACGCTGGCGCTCTGGAAAAACGATGCACTAATCCCCACTTAAACCGGTACACGAAGAAGGCCGGTTAAGCATATGACGATTCAAGATATCTCCCTTCGAAAACTCAGTGGTTCGAAGGGAGGATCTAGCTCCAGTCCTAAACAGACAGCCGACTCCCTTTTCGCGACCGATGTGGTCGAAGCCCTCTTGGGCATCAGTGAAGGCCCGATCGTTGGCCTGGAAAACGGTGCCAAGTCCTATCTCGTTGGTGAGACCCAGCTCCAGGACGATAGCGGTACCAATAACTTCGAGAATTTCGAGCTCGTCGACTACAAAGGAAGCGAGCAGGGGGAGGAAATCTACTCCCGCCTCGGTGGCTTCGGCGCGTCCACCACGGTCAACACCGAGATGGCGCCGAACGTTGCGATCGTCCGCCAGGGCACTCACACCGACATCGACTATGTCGATCTTCGCTTCGTCATCAACCAGCTGGTGACGCAGAACGACAAGGGCACCTTCAACCACACCGGCCGCTGGCGCATCGAGTACAAGCTCGTCAGCGGACAATACTGGCAACCGGTTCGGACTCCGACCGTCAATCCACTCCCGCCGCAAATCTCTGGCGACAGCTTCGACATCTATTATGGGACTGGTGGAACACCGGCAAAGATCAACGCCTCTCCAGGTGATCGGCCGACTTACTGGGCACCATCGCAGCCGATCACGACGGCCAACGCTGGCATCTGGTTCGACACCTCGAACAATTACAAGCCGAAGATCTGGGACGGCC